CCGCCATATCGTGAGCCTTTATGTTGTCTTTTGTAATTACAACAAGCTGTTTCCAGACTCAAAAATCCTGCATCTGGATGATTTATTTTACTCACATAATCCATTGCGGATTTTTCTAACCAGAGAATATCTTTTTTTGACACTTTCCCATCTACTAGGTGGTCTGCTCCAACACAAAAAGCCCAACCTGACCTATGAGATGCTCCTTCATCAAACTCCATGGTTGGAGGTAATATTGGAGCGTTAACAAATTTAGTTAGTGCCTCTGAGAAACACCAATGACCCATTCTACCCCAGTGGAACCAATCTTTTTGACATCTTGTTTTCAAATCAAGATAATTTGTGATTGGGTCAGATTGAAAAGATTTTTTTATATAGTTGCCCAGAGAGCCTGTTTTGCGTGTCGCTTGAGCTACACTTCTTAAAAACTTTTCGAAAACTATTTTTCGATATTTGCAATCAGGGCTAAACAATAATCTCTTTTTATTATCGTAGAAAAACTCAACTGCTGAATCGATAACATCCATATTGAAAGTTGGAAATAAATCCGAAAACATTGTTTCACAAGGACCTGCGTAGGTGGCGCCATGAAACAAAGCCATGGTGCATCTTTTTTCAAAATCGAATTCTAAATCATCTGCAATCCAGTTTTCTACATTGATATCAGGTGACCAGTCTTTCGTATCCAACATGAACCTATAGAAGTAATCAAAACCCTCAAAGCGATGCTCTTTGAGTCTGTAATCAACATCAGTTCGCATTGAAAAGCTTTTGCCCTTCTGTATAAATTTGTTCTCGTATTTCGTAAACCAAGTAATTGCGTTGATGTTTTTTTGCCGCCAATCCAGTTGTGCCTAAACCCCCAAAAGGGTCATAAACAACATGACCTTCATTTGTATAATTTAAAATACACATCTCAGGCACTTCGAATGGTTGTGCTACTACTTCTCCATCAATGACCTTTTCTTTGCCAAAAGGACCCCATAAATCTTTTCCATAAGTATTAAAATTTTTATGTTTTCTCAGATTGAAAATACCTTCTTTATCTTTTTTCTGAAATGTATAAACATGTCCAAGAGTATGTGAATATGCGTCATATCCATTTTTTTTGATGTAATATTTTGTATCCTTCAAAATATATCCATTTTGAAAAAACGTCTGGTTAACATAAAAAAATTTGGGTAATATTTGACTATTGGCTCTTCTGCAACCTGTGAACGCTATTGTTACTGTCCCCAGTCTTGGTTTTAGTCTTGGGACAAACCAGTCTAAAAATTTGGTTTTATATGTTGATGGTTTATTTTTATCAACACCAAATATTTCTAAATCTTCATAACAAGGTGTACCACTAAAAAAATAATCGTAAGTGTCTGTTTTCATATTGGAGATAGAATCGCCAAGAATATATTGAGAATCATTCAACATTCAAACCTGCCATGTTTGTTCTGTTTTTCACTATCTCTAATTCTTTTTCAGCAGATTCGCATTTCATCATATTCTCACGATAATAACAAACGATGCTGATACGCTCAAAAGGACGTTTTGCCTTGAAAGCTACATTGCCATGCCATTCATGCACATTAAAAAAACAAACATCTGTATTTCGAACATCAAAGCCTACCCCATATCGAGGTAAACAAGTAAATCCACCTTCGAACTCACCTGCTTGCAAAACAGCTATGTTTCCCAAACCACCTTTGAAATCCCCTGCGTCACAATGAATAGCTGTTCGAAAATTTCTGTTTACTGTAACTGTTGTAAAAACTGTATTCGATATTCGAAAATCAGGGTGTGTTTCATCCCAGACTTTTTTTTGAGCTTGCCATCGTTCTGGACACGCTTTTTCGAATTCATCTGAAATGTTTTGAATGTATGGAATACTTGCAGAATATTCTTTCAGATTTTCTTCTGTCCATGCTGTCAATCTGCAATATGGAAATCGAACATTTCTATCAAAATACCCTATGATACCGCTTTCAACAGATTTAGCTGTTGAGGTTTTTGAAACTGTGCCATCTGATTTTATTCTTTGGAATTGTTTTTTGCGTTCGTTTGCATCTCCAACAAAACCTTGATAACTAAATTTTGGATCCAGATTAGGGTTGAAATATCCTGCGGCATCACCTCTGTTGTTTGAAACTCTTGCCGCTGTTTTTAGAGCATAATATGCACTTCTACAATATTGTGGCTTCAAAACATTTTTGCGAAAAAAGAATAATGGCTCACCACTCTCATCATACGCATCACAATCAAAATCTATAACAGTATGAATTTCATCATCTTCTATGAAAGTGCCTGCTCTTTCAGAAAATTGTTCAAATGATTTTTTTGCCTCAACTTTTATTTTTTTGTATTTCTTCATGCGCTTTTTTTACAACTGCAAAAACAGTGTCTGTAGGATTTTCTAATAAAAGGTGTTCTTGTAACTCAGCAACCATGTCTCTAAAAACTGGCTCTGTTTCACTATCCAAATACAGATGTACCATACGAACATTTGTGATTGTAATATCATCTCCAAATTCTTCTTGAATGTCATCAGTTTCTGGTAAATTGAAATCGCTTCCTAAATCTGTCAATCTTGCTATTTCTTCTAAGGTGAAACCAGTTGCAGTCATATCAATATCTAAGTCTGCGATGTCTTTCAATTCTTGAGCAAGTTGGTCTCTATCCCAAGTAGAATAATCTTGAGATTTATTATCCATTATTCTAAATGATTTTTTTTCTGCCTCGCTTAAACCAGAAGCAATATGAACAGGCACCTCTTCTAATTCTAACATCAGGGATGCTTGATGCCTTGTGTGACCTGCTAATATTATATTTTCTTCATCAACAACGATTGGTTGTCTAAAACCAAACTCATCGATTGATCGTGCTACGATGGCTATCGTCTCCTCATTATTTCTGGGATTACGCTCATATGGTAAAAGTTGTGTTGGATTTATTAATTTGACTTCCATAAAAAATACCTCTGTACTTTATGAATATTGATTTTCATTTTAGCAACAAACTATTGACTTTTCAATTAAAAGATTGTTAAAGATATATGTATAAATGATTAACTTCATTTTATTCTCGAAAAAAAAATGAAAGAGTGTTGAATGCCATAGTTCAGCACTCTTTTTTTATGTCATCAGTAATCTTGGGTCTGGCAAAAAAATTGCTCAAACAAGCCCATATGCATATTCTACTGGAATAATCTTAAATCAAGCTCCTGAGGCTAAAAACGTGGTTAGCAAGCCTTTTGTTTTTATTGAATATTTTGAAAATTTTTTTTCTTTTTTTCGAAAAAAAAGCTTTTCTTTTT